CGGACGGGACTGCTTGGAATCGAACCTCGCAGACGAAACCCCGTTGCCCTCTACCAAGAGGACATCCAACCAGCGGTTGGCAACCGCACTCCTGGCCCTACTGACCACACAATCAACTACCTCACAGTAGCGACTGCTCGACCTGTCACCAGGCCGAAGACGCCCCACCACCCATACTCAGTCCCCACGGAACATAGCGGGACAAGGGAAGCATTGCCACTTCCAGACCTTTCAACAGAGCGTGGTGTTCTAGCCTCTACAAACGAGAGGACGTGACATCCGGCGTTCGGGTAACACCGCAGGAGCGGGCTTTGACAAATACCAGCGAGCGAGAAGCAAGCTGGTCCACCTCCACCCACACCCCCTCTCCACGGCTCCAACGAACCCGTCCAAAGACGGACTCGTTACTTCTCCGATAGACCCAAGACCACAACTGGGAGCGGGTTAGGCCTAGCATCCTCCTGACCCGAGAGCCAGCAAGAACACCCAAACCATAAAGACTACATCCATCGCGGATGTAATCCAACATGGCTTGTTCGGTGAAGTCGGAAGGATTAAAGGATGAACACCAGGCGTGCGAAACACACGCCCAGCCCCACTCGCGTTCCCAAAACTTACGGTCCTCAAGAGAAACGCAAGAACGGGAAACGCGTGCCCATCCATTCGGAAGTTCCCCCCTCGCTACCTGGGGGATAGGTCTCTCCTCTACTTGTTCAAGGTAAAAGAGTTCCCTATGCCACATTCCAGAAGAATGTAACAACTTCCGATCCACTGCTAACCCTAAACCTCTTGTTAGTGAACGCCTACTTGCAAGAATAGGCTTCTGATTAAGGTCGACAAAGGCCTCTCGAACAAGGGACCTCCGCTCACGACCGTAACCAGCACAGGCTGAATAGAAACGACCACTCAGCGACTGAATCAATTCACTAAGATTGGCTTGCTTGAAAAGAGCAGAACTCCTCACAAAGCCCACCAATTTCGGACGACCAGAAGTCGCCCAAAACGGTGTCGAATTCAAGGTAAATGCACGAGGGTGCATCAACGTCTTACCTTTACTCAAAGTCAACCCGCCTTTAGCCACATTACGTTCCCAAGTTAAAGTTTCCTCGGGCGTCGCACGAAAAACGATATCGTCGCCATTTATTCGCACCGGCACGGGCCGTCGAATAGAATACCGAAACGTAATGTAGTTTACCAGGCACAAAAGAGGAAAAGAGGTTAGCTGTCCCATGAGTTGTCCACGAGCTTGTACAAACTCGCGATCCGACCCATCATAAGTCAAGACAGAACTATATGATGAACGGACATGCGCGGCGATCCCTTGGGGGACGCTCTCCGCACGCATAAGCAACTCGTCCAAAATTGCAACTTGGAGATCAGAATTCAAATTGTCAGTGGCGCTTTCGTAATCGCCACTTACAAAGATTTCACCCGGAGTAACGGTGAAACCTTTGAAACTATTCTGCTTTGCATCTCCACGAAGCAACCAAGGAAAACGGGAAAGGTGAGAGTAAATGGCCTTGTGTAAGGGACGAAGCGCATTATCGACCCGAGGAGGGATCGATATGACTCGCCACTTACCACCTGTCTCAATGGCCTTTACTCTAGAAACCCCGCGGGGAGCTGGAAGCACAGAATCAAGAACGTAATCGCAAAACTCAGTGCGATCCCATCTCAACTCAGCTTCCCAACCTCGGCTCCCTCCTGAGCCCCTCGACGCCTCAGCACAAGCTTTGACGGGGAGGCTCGATGCCAAACAATGCCCAACGTAACTCTTGTCCCACCCGAAGGGGAACAACTTCCGAACCTGCTTTATTGCAAAGTTTTTAAAAGCAGGATCGGGAGCCTCCTGAGGAGAGGCAAGCCGCGTTACATACTGTTCGACGCGAGGTTTCTCCTTTGGAATAACCTTCCGAAAGAGAAATAGAGAATGCGCAAACCCAAACCGGGATTGCGCAGAAAGTCCGCGAACAACAGACCTCCAGGGATGTGTACCGTCCCCCTCAATAAGTCCAGAACAGAACTTATTAAGATTGCCGCAATCGGTGAACGTATGTCGACTCAATGAAACTCCGTAAAGAGATTCAAGGAGCGCAACAAAACGTTCAAACCGACCGAGAACGGTAGGTGGAAGTGAACCAGTGAAACGTGTAACCGTTTTACTCACTGATACCCGCGTCATGAAATGCGAAATTTCATGTGAACCAGGATTT